TTAGTATTAGTACTTTTTTCACAGTTTTCTTAAGCTCTTCCTTATTCATTCCAGGGTCACAAGGTATCCCATGACCTCTGAGGCAGGCTAAAAGATAATTCTTTTTCTCCTGCCTATTGGCCCTGACATATCTATCACCAGAATTTTCTAAGTTGCTGCTCATTGTGCCTTTTCAGTGCAGAATGGACAGAAATAAAAAAACTCACCATTCTTATATAGGGCCTTGAATCCTCATCCTGATTTGCAGCCCGGTACGTGACAGGGAGACATCAAGGAAAAATGCCAACCTATGGGAGAAGAGCACATCCATGTTTGGAAGTGGCCTGAGTTGCCTGCCTACTTTTATTATACAGTTTTAGGCCAAGGCTGATGGTGTTCTTTTCTTTACAAAGAAAAAAAGGGAGGGAAGGCCATCTGTTTCCTTTGTTTACTTGGTGACCACTAGGTGACTCACTTTGGAATTTGGTAATGTGATACTCCACCCTGCCACATTTCCTGTTTTCTCACTGCAAGCTCATAAGAACATTTTGTGCAAAAGAGGATTCTCCTTAAGTGATGCTCTACTGAAAGCCAAAAAATAATACTACTTGGCAACATTCACAAGAACTCCTGGTTTGCAGCCCGGTACGTGACAGGGAGACATCAAGGAAAAATGCCAACCTATGGGAGAAGAGCACATCCATGTTTGGAAGTGGCCTGAGTTGCCTGCCTACTTTTATTATACAGTTTTAGGCCAAGGCTGATGGTGTTCTTTTCTTTACAAAGAAAAAAAGGGAGGGAAGGCCATCTGTTTCCTTTGTTTACTTGGTGACCACTAGGTGACTCACTTTGGAATTTGGTAATGTGATACTCCACCCTGCCACATTTCCTGTTTTCTCACTGCAAGCTCATAAGAACATTTTGTGCAAAAGAGGATTCTCCTTAAGTGATGCTCTACTGAAAGCCAAAAAATAATACTACTTGGCAACATTCACAAGAACTCCTGGCAAGAAGCATAAAAGAGAAGTAAATACATTAAGATTGAAGACTACTGAAAGACCAGAACAAGGTACAATGGCTTCACAACCGAAACGCTTCAAACAGGGCAGTGAGGAGGAGGAGGACGTCTATGGCACTGTTGTGTTCTCAGATTGTCATATTGTTGTAAATGGCAATGTGTCTATTGTCGTCAATATTGACGCAGCTGGGGCAGAGGAACAAGAGGGCGATACTGGTGATGACACCCCAACCTCAGATGGAGGTGAGCAGGCACAGGGGGAGTCCGCTGAGGCGGAGGCTGAGGAGCCCGGGGATAGCCCCATTTGTTTTCAGGCATTCGTCCCCCCGCCTCCCCCCCCACCAGGTCCTGTTGCCCTGTGCTGTGTAGATGCAGCGCAGGGGGAGGAGGAGGGGGATGCTAATCCCACTGATGGTGCTGATGAGGATGGGGAGGGCGGGATAGATGTGGGCAGGCGGTTACCCGATGGCTGCGAGACCGATGGTGGTCTCAGTTTTGAGGCTGGTCTGATGGTAAAGGCTCATATCCAGAGGTCTGTTGATCAACAAGACTCTGTACGTCAGCCTTCTACCTCCACTCAGGCCGCTCCTGCAGCGTCAGAGACGGATGGTCCGGTGCACCCAGACACGGGTGAGGCGGTTGCTCCGGCGGCTCCTGCTGCACCTGCCGCAGAGCCCGAGCCGACGCCAGCACCAGTACCAATCCCAGCACCACCCCCACCAGCTGCAGCGGCTTTAACGCCGACTGCTGCCCCAGTTAGCCCTCAACCAGCAGCCGAAGGCTCGGCTCCTGCTCCTGCTGCCCCAGCTGTGTAGAGCTGGCCTATATTAACTGATGTATAATGTGGCATGTCTGTTGCAGTACTATGCTGAGAAAGCGTCGGAGACGTAATCATAAATCGAAAGCTGTGAATGTTAAAGCAGAACCTAGTACAACTAGCTTAAGATCAGGGAGGGTTGTTAGAACAGCAGCTAAGCTTAGGCCGCAAAAGCCGCCTCCTCGCAGAATTGTACGCAATGCTAACACTAACAACAATACTGTTACGGCCAGCTCTACTGCAAGAGCTAATCCTACACAGAGAACAAATGTAAACTTATCTGTACAGGCTTTCCCTAACCCTGGTCAATCTGCGTACAATGTAAACCCACCAGAGAGTGCATTTAAAGACTGTCCTCCACAAACTCTGCCTCCGGCGTCATCCTTCTTATCTAAAGCGGGTCGTTTACTGGGGTCTGCTGCAATACCTGCAGCGCTTACAGCTGTCGGGGTGCCTGGTGTAGTCAGTGGTGTTGTGGGGTCAGCCTTAGACAGTGCTTTCCTTTCCCCAGCCCCTCCTCCTATGCAGAACGCCCCGCTACCAACTGAAAATGGTTGGTGGGGTGGGGTTTTGCCGCTTGCACTTGGGACAGGTCTATGGAAGTGGTGGCAGAGGAAGCGAGGAAGCGGTGGCTTCATGCCTGCGGAGCATACCCATATGGTCAGGCGTAAAGGACCCCGCCGTCGTATTGTACGGCGCATTTACAGGGGTCCACGGCCATCAAATCCGCGGGCTGAATTAGACAGACCCCTTCCGCTGCACATGGGCGAGCACCGCATTATACGCAGGGTGCAGTCGCCGTACAGCCTACCTGGACTAAGTACGATGATACCAGGTCAAATTATAAATCAAAGGGGTAATGTTGTGCCCCCTCCTGGACAACAAGCTGAATTGGCACCATTGCCATTGGCCCCGCCTGCTCCTTTGCCCCCACCTCCGAATGACTTTCTAGTAGGCTTACATGACCCGCCTCCTGCTCCTATGCTTCCTCCGCCGCCACCTCCACCACCACTACCGCCTCCATCACCGCCTCCACTACTAAACAATGATGATCAGGATATTCTAAACATTGATCAGGATGTTAATGTACCGCCACCTCCACCCCCAGACTTTGGTCAATATGACGATTACCCTTTACCACCTTCCCCTGAGCCATTTGACCCCTTAGTAGACGAGGGGACTCCATTACCAGATCCGCCTGACGACTACCCTGACACTATTAGTGAAGTCAGCCTGCCTACTTTGCGGGGTGATAATGATGAGGAATTGTTTTTTTCACCAGCCATATCACCGTACCCCCCCCCTAGTGAACATAGTGGTAGGCCGTACTCACCCAATGGGACGGTGACAATAGAGCCAGTGGAGTATAGCCCCCAGTCAGGACCGTCGTACAACCTGAGGGAAAGACCACAACAAGCGTCATTTCTCGATGGCATTGTTGATATGGCAAGTAGGCTTATACCTGGTAGGAGGCCCGCGCCAGAGGTTAGGCCACCCCCACCTGACAATTCACGAAACGCGTTACTGCAGGACATTATACGGAAAGCGCAGCGAATGCGAGAGCAGAGAGACAACCCAGTCAGAATACAGTACCGCAGGCGCCCCCCGCCCATTTCCTCTCCACCGCCAACAACCAGCATCTATGACAGCTTAAATAGATTAGTTGAAGGCAGGCGCTCGCAGTTAGGGCTTGATCAGGATGATGACCCAGATGTATTAATGCAAGAAATGTCTGATTGGTAAAATATTTTACTTAATTTACAGGATGGGTGAACCGAACTATGGCTTACCAAGGGTTATGCGGGTAGAGGGGGGTGGTGGAGTACCTGTTCATGTTAATTTACCCCCTATGCAGGTCACCGTACCACCACCGATTGTGCAGCCGGTGCCTGTGGAGCTCACAATGCCTCCCCCACAGATAGCTATTCAGAACAGTGTGCGCATGTATGTTTTAGGGAAAGACATGCCTTTGCCTGACAGTGCCAGTTTTGTTACTGTTCTGGCAAACAGACCTGATAACCCACCTGAAAACCCAATTCTTCTTCTACCTATATCTGCGGCTTACGAGCAAATTGCTAATGTTCGCGAAACTAACCCTGACAATTTAAGCAACACAGATGTTGTGTCCAAACAAATAGTTCAGCAACTAATAGAGCGGGCATTTCAAGCCAGACCCGGACGCCAGCGCAGAGAAGTAGAGGAAAACAATCAGGCAGAGGGTGGAGGTGATCAAGCAAACGAGCAACCACTCACCGCGACAGAATTGCAGTTCCTCCTTGGTCCGTATGTCACCGGTGACGCCATGGAAGCTCGTATAAAAGTGCTGCTGGACTTTTATTTGCCTATGTTTGTCCAAAAGACAGATCTGGAGAGCGCTCTGCGGTCCTTGAGAGCAGAAGTGACTGAATTGAAGCAGAAAACTGCCTCTCTTAAATAGACCTGTCAGTGGTGTAAGATTACTGGGATTTTTTTACACCAGTAGGCCACAGGGCAAGGGACAATTCTGCTGGAAACTTTTTAATGATCCCCTTTCAGTTTCCTGTTCTGTCTTGCACTTACCGTAAACTGCTGAATGCTTGAGTGGGAGTGAGGTAATCTGTTCCCCTTTTCTATTTTTTCTTACACAGTGAGTTGTTCTTCCTCTTTTCAGATAATGGAGCTTGGTGGCACACACTTTCAGGATTATCACATTATACGCCCAGGGGAAGTGGCGAGGGACGTTTACGTCTTGTTCAATGATAATGACGGACAATCATATGCCGAGTGCAAATTTGATCACCCTTTCATTATTCATTTGGGAGCAAATGGTAGAAGAAACATTGGGATTGGTCTGACCCAAGTCACAGTGTCTAATACTCCCAAAAATATTAGTGCCAAAAATAACAATTCCCACATTTTTCTGGCTGAAGCCAACCAGGAGCCAGACCAATACCAGAGGTCTGACCTCAGGGATGGCTTCTATGATTCAGCAATGCAAATAGTTCAGGAATTACAGGAAACTGACCCTGCCATTAGATTCCAGTTTGACCATTTGGGGGTGGCTAGTTACATTGGTCCAAAAGACATGCTGTGTCCAATTCTATTGCCGCATGGAAAACTTATTCCAGACAATTTCTGCGCCAAATTTGGATTTACAGTGGAGGAGGGGGCATTAGAAAGAATAGGTGACATTATGTATAGGAGGATATTGCCTGGCTCTAAGGCAGAAGGCCCGGGTGACCTGTTTGGGCCTGTCGCAGACATGTGTGTTAGCTGTGATGAATGTATCTATACAAAGGAGACAGACAGGGTGCTCGGGGTTTTCCCACTAGCAGCAAGTGCAAGCCGTGCTTACGTGCCTTGGTACCCTAGGTACAAGCCAAGGTGTTTGATTGAAATGGCAGAATTAACTGTCTTGCATTTGCACCTGAAGGACCGTTTTAACAGGGACCTCGAATTTGTTTCAGGTACACCATCAGCTACTATTGAGATCAAGCACCTAAGTTAGATATGGACGGAGCACGACGCCATGGGGGGGGGGTTGGTCCATGGATGAGAGGGGCAGGAGGGGGGCCATACTGGGACAGTTCAGCAGCAGCGCAAAAATGGCTATCCCGGCAAGCTGGCAAAAGGGGGTGGAAAAACAGACGCAGGGGAGGGGGCCTAAACATTAAACAATTGGCTAGCAAGGCATGGCAGGGGATCAGAAATAATCTAATACCATTGATATCGCGGCACGCGAGGTCATTTCTTTCGCAGGCTGCTGAACATGCCGTGCAGAATGGCCCACAATACTACAGTGCATTTAAGCAGGGCGGTGTGCAGGGCCTTCGTGACTCTGTGCTGGACAACCTACCTGGGATGGCGGGCTCGTTCATTCGCAGCGTAGCTAAAACCGGGAGGGGATCTGGCCCACATTGCGCTACTATTGGACAAATGCTCCTGTCCGCTCGTCCTCACATTCAATCCGTAACCCTGCCCATGCCATCACACCTGCGTTCGGAGGGTTTAAACCGTGCGTACGCTAAGATGGCTCGCGGCGAGAGCTTGAACCCATATAGCCAGGATGACTGTGCAGCACCCTTTTTAGCAGTGCAAGACTGTGCGCTTAGAGAAGCCGTTAAACACATGAATCCAGAAGAGCGTGGCGGATTCCTGCCACTGCTTATTCCTTTGCTTGGCGGTGCTATTAGTTCATTAGTTGGGTCTATTCCTAAGTTTGTTGAGCTAGCTCAGGCAAACAAAAGGGGAAAGGGCAGTGACCTGTTGGGGATGTTTAGTCCTCCTCCTTTCACTTCAAGTGGTCATTCACCTCGTGGCGCGGGTCCCAGGGCCAGTACTTTCTTGACTGCACAGTTTGAAAACGGTGCAACCGTACAGATGTCTAGGAGGAAATCGGAGGAGACCCCGTACAAGATAATTGTGAAGAAGGAGGGGGGTGGTAGCCGCGGCCGGCCCCGCCAATTGACCTGGTACGCTTCCGCTGACCTTTTCTAATCTTTCCATAGGATGGCCACCAATCGGGCTGATGATGCTTATGATGAGGACTTGTCACTGACCTTGCAACAAAACTTAACTAGCTATCATGTTGCAGGCCCCCTTACTACACAAGTGTACACAAGGGAGGGTCAGTCACATGGCGGTCCCAGCTTGGTAACCCAATTAAACCAACAAGGCACAGGTGACTGTGCAATTGACTTACAATGCCCAGTAGACGAGGCAATCTTAGTGGGTAGTATTTCGTTTGTGGCACGGGGTCATGTTGTGTCCTATAATGCTGCTGGGGTCCTGCAGGCGGGGTGGCAGAGCACAGATCATAACGGGGCTAATTGGGCACAGTTGAATGCTAACCAGGCCAATCAGGCGAGCCGGGTCAGCATGCCCTTTTTTTTTCCTCAACAATCAATTTACGCAGATTGACTTGGAAATAGGGCAAACACAAAGCGTCAACGCATACTTACCTCTAACTAGATCAAGCGAGTTCGGGCCAGGGCCCATCGGTATTTTAAATCAATACTTTAACCAGCCCTCCGATGCTGGGTATTACCATGAAAATTCCACTAGTCACACATCATCAGCTACACACCTTACACAGTGCTCTGTGGCGGCAAACACTGACTTCTGGGTTGCACAGGAGAGGGTAGTTCATCAGCTAAATACAACACATAATCTGCTGTCTTCATGGGACTTTGATGACCACGAAGACCGCAGAATCCTTCCAAGAGGCATGAACCTGCGCATCCGGGGATGCACCAGGCCTTACAACGATAGATCTATAGTTGCAATGTCACACAACGCCAACGCTCAGCAAACACTCAGGCTTGTGTTTGACAGTATGCGTGTAATTTACACAACTGTAAAGATACCCCACTCTCATAGGAGTTCGGAAACGATCGAATCTTTGTTTGCCACCATAGACACTGGACTGCGCTCACACGCCCTTGTGCAAGGTCAGAGGTCAGCAACAATACCAATTACACACACTGACGCAGACATTGTACCGGGTGTCATTGTGCTGTTTGTTGCTGACAACAATGCATTTAACACCGTTAACCTCACACAAACTCCATCCGTTATTACCTCGGTGCCCAACATCATTACCAGTGTTAGGTGCAACCTCAATGGGAATGGCATGCCGGACTTCATGTCTATTTACATGGAGTCTGTGTGCAATCCCACTGACATGCTTCACCGTTGTGCAATGATCAATGCATTTCTAGGCAGGGCTGGTAACATGACCGGTCGCAGCAGGCAGGGTGACAGGTCACCTGGGGAGACGCACCTCATGTCGTACACTGCTCGTGATGCCGCTAATGCAGCAAGTGTGTTAGCTATCAATGCTGTCATTCTCTGCACAGACCCCAGCACAACTGTTGTGCGCGAGGCCGGTTCCGGTGTGCTCACAGGACGGCTGGACGTGCAAATTGAATTAGGCCAAAATATTCTGAATACACACAGGATTTACGCACTGTCCTTCTGTAAGCAGCAGATAGGGATAGGAAAGGTCAGGGAACAGGACGGTACACAACCTCAGTACGTGCTCAGTGTGTCTGAAACCAGACCTGCGTACACACGTGTCACAGTTGAGGAAATGTCCTACTAATTTGCAGACAAATGGCACCAAAGAAATTATTGGTCCCAACACTGGAGAGACGAACAAACCGGATACTACCTGGGCGAAGGATTCGTGGCAGAGGCTCCATACATTCACCTCTACTTCCGACAACATCATCAAATTCACCATTCTTACACTGGGGATGGCTGAACGGCTCCGAAGTGCAAGAAGGGATTAGTAATCTGGGACTTGGGCATTGTGTTTCAATAATTACATGTCAGGGACACTTCTGTGATCTACCTCATCTGCCTGAAAATTCTGCTGTAATTTTCCTTTCAAGACAACACTATGTAGCTGTTGTTAGGATGCAACGCAAGTTAATGTTCTTCGACCCTCTGGGGCATTGCCCAGAGCATTACTTTGGTCGTCCGATGCCACAACTGGGTGACATTGGAATGTGCGTTCAGCCTCTGCATAGCCCACACTGTGGCAATTTCTGTTTATTATTCCTGCACATCCTCTTCAGACAAGTACCTATTTCACAGTGCTCTAAGGAGTCTATACTAGATCGCACACGTCAAGCTCTGGGTCACTTTTTGAATGTCTATCCACAGCCACTTGAGGAAAATGTAATGGTTATAGAGATGTTCACTGTTGATTTCAAAATTGGAGAGGAGTTCTATCAATCTAAGTATCGTAAGTTCCAACGGTACACAAGCTCTCTCAGTCGCAAAAGCCTGGGGATACTACTGCCACATAACACTGTCTAACTGTACTCACCTCACTCTGTGTTCTGTACTCCTAATTAATATATTGTGTATGGTTTGTGTTTTGTAAAGTGCTCAGTAAAAAAAGACATATCAACGCCTAACATTTGTGCTGTCATTCCTTGTAGATGGAGTCTCTACAGGCCTATCTTGATTCTGATCTTGCAGTACACTTGGGCTTCCGGGCAAGGAGGAAACGGAAGGCACGGTTAATAGAAAAGCAAAAGAAAAGAATGCGCAGCTGGATGGAGTACATGTTTCGCTATTAGGCCACCCATTCCACTTCGGCAGGCTTTAGCAACAACGCAGGAGACACGAGCACTGCAGGAACTGCCTGATGACGGGTATCACATATGGAACAGCAATTGCATCGCAGAATGGTGGAGACGCAGGGGTTACGTAGTCAACAAGCTCCGCTGGGTATGTCCTCTGGAGATGACTACACTGACACAAGCGACACTACAAGTGAGTACTACTCGCCAGATTCAGACGATTATTGCAGAGGGCCTAGTATAGACCACATTCAATTAACAACTAACCCAGGCGGGCGAGGACCTTTAGTTCTGACGGTAGTGCACACGCCAGGACCGTCCAGAAATCAAGGCACGATAACTCAGTACATTCGCCTAGGGACCACCGAAACAACAGTGTCACCTGTGTATGGAGTGCAAACTAAATTTAAACCACTGCAAAAACACACGGCGTCTGCGTACCGCTACAGGGTGAACCGCATTAGGACATTAAGGCACAGGATCCAAGCTCCTAAACGGTCAAGACGCGCAGACGCACACAGACAGCATTACAGCGAAAGAATTGTAGAACCCCCAATGCTTCCACACTGGCCGCAGCAAGCGTTCTACAAGACCGATGCAGGCTATGATGCTGACATTGACTGCAACCCAGAACCCTTTTCCAAACGGCGGCGTATATTCAAACCGGCCTCAGTGCGATCAGTGGACAGTTGTTTTCTGAGCACAAAGGCAGACGCAGGTCATTTCCATCAGTTAAAGTGCGCACTCACTCCCAGCATGAATCTGAGCGACATGCATTGCGATGACACAGTGACCTGCCCGAGTGAACCCGAAGTGTCCTTGCACATGCGGTCCCATTCTAACAAACATCAAACATACAGCATGTCATTCAGGCCTCATTTCCGGAACTACGAGCGCATCGGTAACGTAACCATGACGACCCATCAGTACAGTGTGCAGCTACTTAAGCGTATTATTGCTGGAAATCGCTCTGAGGACAGCGAGAGCTTGTGGGCGGGGCAATCCATACACACTGACATGTCGTTTCCCAACGTGGATCCCGAACGCGATTACGTGCAGCGCCTTTTGAAACATATCCGTGTAGAGGAGATGTCTGGCAACGTGACTGTACCTAAACCAGAACCGTCACAGTATCAGAAACTGCTGGAGGAGACTGGAGTTACAGGCGAGGTAATAGACCCATCTAGTGTGTCGGAGGACGAAGCGCTGATGTCTTGTTGTATTGCACCCGAAACTATTAAAGCTCAATATGCAGAGCCTCGCACTCGCACACAAGAGTCGACTGGTACCTATCGGTCCGGTAAGAGCACATCACCGCTTATGCTGAGGCGTAGACAAAAACGCATATCTCGTGAGCGTATGGCATCTGTTCGCACACGTCTACAAGACCGGTTTGATGAAAGGGAAGGGCTAACTGCTCGGGTCGTTGATGGTCTATTTGAAGGTATTACCGTGCAGGACAGGGATGTCCTTGAGAATGCTATTGTCATGTCTTTCAACCATGAGCGCTTGTCACGAGCTACAAACCCGTTTTACAGACCGGAGCACGTGTTCTATCCAGTCATGCGGTCTGAACCTGGTGGGTTCCGCTCGCCACAAGACATTGTATCCTCAGGTAGCAGCAGCAGCCCTGCCGCAGTTGAGTTGCCAGGTGGCCTATCCCCTGCGTCACCAAACCACAGCCCCGCGTCTGATATGAGTGAGTTAGCTATGTTATTCAATAATGTAGCCCCTCCTATGCAGGACACCACACCACCACGCCCCGTTTCCAGACCTCATTCCCCCCGCCCAATGTCCGTTAATGGAAGTCCAGTACCGAGGACCCCACCCCCACCGCAGGAACCAGTGCAGTTCCAGCCACGCACATTACAAGTGGGTGGGTACGTATTTCAGGTGTCACAGTCAGATTCTGATGGGGGGTTAACGGCCGACGACGAATCACTTGAGTCCGCCTCAACTACCTTTAGTGACACTGATTCAGTGCCACAAGCACCAAGCTTCCAAACCGATGCTGAGGAAAGTGATGCGGGGTACGACCTGTTTCGGACACCGCCACGGCCTCCAACTGACCAATGATTTTTTTTATTTTGACTTTTATGAGTAAACCAAAGACCCTTTTTTTGTTTTACACTATTGGACCTGGGACATGCCATTCAAGGTATAAGTATTAATCTTTAGACTATTGTGATTGCACTTACTTAGAACATAAATGGTTAAGGGTATGAAGGTATATTATGCAAAAAACTTAGAAATGTTTATTATGTGATTGTCTGGTGAAGGATGTCAGTATTTTAATGCTCAACTACTTAGAATATATGTACTTAGAAGATGTTACTGAAGGACTGTACTGTTGTGATGTATTACAACTGAATTAATCATTGTGGTGTTTGTTATTTATGCCTGATTCCTGGAAAATAATGTCAATGCTTACACAGACATGACTGTTTTGACTTGAAATAAAGAATTTTATTGAACATCAACATTGTCTTCATTGTCAACATCAACATTGTCTCTTCACTGTGAACATCAACATTGTCCTCATTGTCATTGACGTTGTCTTGATGTCGTATCACCTCATCGTAGCGCACAGACATCAGGGGCCTTTGCTCAACTTTCCACATTCTAGCTGTTGTCCTGCATCTCCGTATAGGAATGTATGGTGCTTCCCAACGTCTCTTTACAGCATGCATGTATGCTGTAATCTTGGTCTGATTTCCCAGAGACTTGGCACGCGGAGACATGGTGGCCCTAAATATGGTTTGTGGTTATTAGACACGCATTTAGCACAGAATACAAGCACCCATAAATACTTCAAGTAATACATTGATTGTTAGTATAGTCTAAGTTGGCTGGTTAATAAATACATAACATTAAATAATGGGAACTGCATACCCCTTCACATAAAAGCAGAGCACCGTTAGTTATTATGAGTTATTATTGCGTCCGTCAATCAATGCCTGGCGTACCCTGTCAAGACGCCTAGAAGCGGGCTTATCCTCGGTGAGCAACTTCACTATTGGCTCGGGTGGACCAAATGCTGAGTCCATGCTTTCCAAATGCTGGTCAACTGCGTCTGTATCTAGGGCAAACATTCTTGCGGCTAGCAGGTCCAGCCTGTCGCTGAACCTGGGGGCATCCTTTGCTGGCCAAAACGGAGGCTGAAACATAGACAGCCCCGTTGCACTATCCAAAGTCGTCAGCGAGCTAGCCACCGCTGAGAAGACGAGAACCCGGGGGTCTGTGAGTAGGCGGGCGGATATGGAGTACTTGTTCATTAGCCCGCGAACCCTTGGGTTAGATGTAAAGGTGAATATTCTCGACACACGAGCCCTAATTGCAGAAGGAATAACATAATTGTTCATTGTAATAATGCCAGCAGGAAAAACCTGTTCTACCTTGTCCTGGTGTTTTTTCTCAAGGCCGACTTTCACATGACCATCCAAGTAATCACGGTGGTCATCTAGCCTAGTAAAGCCAAAGCCAGTGGTGAGGTCGTCCTCCTCAGACTCAGGTTTCCCCTTCACGTCCTCAAATATCACCATTCGTCGGCCAATGGCCCGTCCCAATTCGAACGGTAATTTTTCAGCAGGTATGTTCACGTTTAACGTGCATCCCTGTAGCCAATTGGCTACACTGGCAGCAAGGGTTGTTTTCCCGCTGTTGTATGGCCCTTTGAAAATTACATACCGCGTTTTTGGCTCACCAATTATGAGGGCCTTGTGAACTGCACGGAGAAAGACATCCACTTGCCAACCGAGTATTTGCTGCACTGCCAGCTGTGCAATGTAAAGCTCAAATAGGTTCGTGCTGTCCTTCAAAAGGTCATCTAGGATTTCAGACAATCTTTCCATGTAAAAGTCCTGCTCAGTTATTGTTTGGTATTTCAACCTTTGATGCGCCATCACTGTTACAGTCGCATTGCCAGCTAGGCGTTTCTTGTCCTTTTGCAGCTGAAATAGCTGCGCGTTGTTGAAATGGGTTTGATGTAAATTGAAATGACTGTCTGGGTTCCTGACGTCCTCCTGTGAGGGTTCTACACATCTAGAGCAGTCGTCAGGTTTGATTGCCAATTTATCATAGTTTCCTATGACAGCCAGACAGTCGGTGTACCCAAACACCATAGCAAACTCGTTTAACAACTTAATGCTGAATGCATTCTCGTTAGCATCACCCTCACTGTCGTTAAATTCATGAGACTCAGCAATGGATGGCTGATTACAGCGATCATGCACGGGCTGACACCTTAACCTCAGTTTGTGAACCGAATGGGCCCACTTCTTGGCAAGAACAACCCGTACCAGGCAGTGATTGACAGATGTAAACAAAGGTTTAAGCACATTACGAAGCCTAGTTTGCCTATGAGGACTTTGAAATCGCACAAGTTGTACAAACATGTTGTTATCATACTCTTCATAACAGCCTGTCACAGTACCCTCCACATCCCCCACACTTCCCAATGCAGCCTGTACAACATCGTATTTGCACCTGGAATAAAACAACAGAAAACAATGAACAGTGCTGTGTGTGTTCAAAGCCTTACTCAAAAAGTCCTGAAACAAAGGTGGAATCTCAGGTGGCAGTCCCTTTTCAGGTGTTGGCTGAGATGTCCCAGTTGCAGGTTGTGATGCTTGGCTGGCTGAGAAGTAGTCTGAGGGAGGTCTCCCTGAACCACTCCTTATGGGCTGGGGAGAAGGAGGCAGGGATGGGGATGTGGGCCAAGGTCTCGCAAACCCACTGCTCATTGGCTCCGGTGAAGAAGGCGGGGTTGGAGAATGGGGCTGGTAAGAGCTCATTGGCTCCTCATCCTCTTCCGGCCACGCCTCCTCCTCCACGTCACTAACGGCTGAAGGCCCCTCCCCTTCCTGGTCCTCTGACAACCTCCTTGCTCTTCTTCTGGGTATCTCCTCCCCTTCCCCATCTGAATTGACCCGTTTCCTTGAGGTTGGACCCTCCTCATCAGAGGATCCCGTAAGGTCAACAATGGGCAAGGGGCTGGTCGGTGGGCTTTCATAAGAGTCCTCCTCCTCTCTTTCAAACAGGTCATCAAACAACGACCTCCTAGGTGAACTTCCATCACTTGCACTAGATTCAGATTCAGAATCGTCCCCTGCAACGTCAGTCTCATATTGCTCCAGTAGGCGGCGCAGTTTTCTGGCCTTCTTGTGGTCATTAGCTATAGCATCCTTCACAGCACTCACAAAATCTACCTGGGAGAGGGAGGAATCCACATGGGGAAGGATATGAAGCAGGGCCTGTCTTGCGTTTTCTCCAGGTGCATCATCACGGTGCTCACGTGGTGGTGGTTCATCTTGCAGAGAGATAGAGTCCGTGAGGCCGCAGTAGTTGGGGTCAAATGTCGTCTCATAGGCTTGCAGTGCTCCAGTCATCGTTTTTAATTCATCATCAGATAGGGTTGCAGTTCCACTTGAAACCCTGTACAGGATGAT